CCCATTGTACTAAACGGGCCTACAATAACTTGCCTATTTTTACTATTAAAACCAATCATATCATCGTAAAGAAACATCTCCTTTTTATCTATAGTTGGTATACTGGTAGAACCTGTCCCTATACTATTAGCAGAAATCTTAAAGCCTCCAATAGTGCCATCAACAGCGGCAAGTTTTTTAACGACAAGATTATCAACATCTATATTTTCAGCCCTAAGAATAGGCTTTCCGGCAGTATTGATTTTAAATACCGCTATCGCGTTTCCGTAGTTGTCTTGTACGCGGAAGGTATCGGCAGTTACGGTTACTTTTCGATTTACTATGTCTATTCCGGTTGCCTGAAGATCACTTTTTAGGGCATTAACTTTGCCATCGGCAATATTACCCGCTTCGGTGGATGTTACTTTCAAGCTGATTTGCTCTGCATTCTGGGTAATACTACTTTCGGCGGTACTCATTCTTCCGGTTAAGTCATTAACGGATGATTGAGAGGCTTTTAGCGCAATTTGTCCGGCTTGGGCACTTATAGACGCTTCCGCAGCAGCAACACGTGATCCTAATACGTTGAAATCTGTCTTTTCAACTTTCAGATTAATACTATCGCTTAACACCTTAATTTCTGAATCGTATACCGTCTTGGTTACATACTTGCCATCTACATTATCGAGAAGTGCCTTTGCGTCTGTAGCACTTTTTGCCGCATTAGTTGCTGAACTAGCAGCCTCACCCGCTTTAGTTGCGGCAGTTGTTGCAGAATTAGCAGCTTCATTAGCTTTAGTTGTCACCTCTTTAACTTGTAATGTGATACTACTTGCCGTCTGATTGATACTAGATTCTTTTTGGGAAATGGTAGTGAGCTTTGCCGCTGCACTATCTGCTGAATTTTTCGCATTTGCCGCGGAAGTAGAAGCTTCTCCCGCTTTAGTGCTAGCAGTAGAAGCACTGTTTTTCGCATTAGTTGCAGAGGTAGATGCTTCCCCTGCTTTGGTTGAAGCTGTTCCGGCACTTGTAGATGCTTCTGCTGCCTTAGTTGAAGCGGTTGTAGCGGCGGTATTCGCTTCTACTACTTTCTTCGTGACTTCCGTAACCTGCAATGTTATGTTTCCGGCGGTCTGGGTGATAGAGCTTTCTTTCAAAGTCACATCTTCGAGGACTTTCGCCGCATTATCTGCAGATTGTTTTGCATTAGCTGCCGAATTTGCAGCCTCGCCCGCTTTACCGGATGCAGTTCCGGCAGAACCGGATGCAGACGTAGCGGAGTTTTTCGCATTTGTAGCGGCAGTATTCGCCTCGGTTACCTTTTTATTAACTTCGGTTACTTTTGTAGAAATTTCTCCGGCTGTTTGAGTTACAGAACTTTCTTTTAATGTTACTTCCTCCAATATCTTCCCGGCATTAGTCGCTGCTCCTTGTGCATCCGTGGCACTTTTAGACGCGTTATTTGCAGAAACTCCGGCGGATGTAGCCGAACCGGAAGCGTTCGTTTCGCTCTGTTTCGCGTTCGATACGGCAATATTAACTTCTTTAATCTTAGAAGAAATTTGTCCTTCACGAATTTCAAAGTTCGTCTCTACATCGGTTATTCTTCCATTTAGATCGTTTTTAACATCGTCGATTGCTTCCTCTATTTTCTTTCCGGAATGGAGTACAAATGTGCCTTTTAAATAAACATTAGTGCCGTACAAACCGGAGCCGGTCAATATACCGAATACAGCATCAGTAATACCGTTAAGATTTCCGGTACGTGTAATCAACCGATTTACAAGCGAATAGGAATTAATTCCGTCGTAGTCATCCCGATAAGGTGCGGAATCACCAACAGCGCAATCTATTTGTGCTTTTTGTCTAGCAGTGTTAGTTCTGTTGCCTAATACTGACACATTATCTCCGGTTTCGGGCATTCCGCTTCCTTCTTCACAGTCTACTTTAGATAGATTAAAATAGCCCGCTCCGGCAGAAGTAACTAAACGCCAATAACGTTTTGTTGCCGTACCCGTGAACGCCTGACATATTATTTGATCGTCTTGAACAAAATCATCCGTGCTATCATGCTCGCATCTCCAATATGAACCGCCGTCGATCACTTTGGTCAATTTACCACCCGCGGCGGAACGAATAATCATACCACCCTGATAAGTTATCTTTTGAACGACCAATTCAAACACAGAAAATATCTTTCGAACTGTAAGATTATCAATTTCCATGTTCCAGTCACCCGTGACCGCTTTGTATATCTTCATTCCTTCGCCGCCAAAACCACTGACAAAAGACTCGGAAGATATATAGTCCTTTACTATTGTACCCATTAAAGTTGCAACGTGAGATACGCTTAGATCGTGTATTTCTGCAAGCTCTTGAACGAGTAAGTTTAGCGTTGTCGTTTTCTTAGATACAGTCACATTGTCGGAAAAAGTCGCTGATTTCGCAATCAGTTTATCAAGAACGTTGAGTATTTGCGTTGTTGCTGTCGTTGCAGTCAACGTATCTGTAGAAATGCCCTTTGTTACGTCTAGCCCGTTATCTACAATTAGTCCACCCAACAATTTGAGCAAAAACGCTGTCTCATCATCTATATCCTTACGAAGGAATCTCTCATTCACCGGACTATCATCATCCAAATCATGAGCCTTGTCTGCATAACCTGCCTTTGCTCTCTCATGAGTAATAATCAACTCACCGGTACCATCATCCACACTGCCAACGCGGACCGTCAAATATTTATCATCATTCTCATCAAAGCCAATACGTTCCAAGGCAGGCAGATTCGTATGTGTATGACCGTCACAGGAAGAGTTTCCCCCACTTGAACCGGAAACCAGTACAGCTGCGGATGAAATGGACTGTCCAGATTCACGCATTCGTTTGCTACGTGGAACAGCCTGACGTTCTGATATGACAATATTATATTTTTCTTTCATTGTTGGTTATGTCTTTATTCATATTCTATCCCTTCAAAATTATCAGGGGTTATTTCAGCCAATTTCACGTTACTTTCATCTTCACGTACATCCTGAACATCACCTACCATCAAATATGTACCGGGTTCATTCACGTCTGTATATATTCCAAAATTATTTAAGAGGCGCGCAGTACCGGAAAGCATATTCATACGTCTGCTATAATTACTATACCATGTACCAATCAAAAGTTTTTCTATCGACGCAGTTACTCCGGCACGAGTGAAAGTAGTCAATGTCGTACGTGATGAAACATCCATGAGCATCCCCATACCAAAATTTGCAGAGGTTCGTGGAGTGCCTACAATCGTTTCAATCTTCTTTTCCTCTTTTGCAGAGGAATTGAGCCATGTTTTATATTCAATGTCATTGCCGTCCACTTCCTTACCGTATTGATTGACCAAAGTCAATTCCGGGATTTTAAATAAAACCCATCGTGGAGTCGTATAAGAGTCAGTTGTAAGCCTGTTATGCTTATGAGGATTAACCACACGTGAAAAGCAACTCACAACTGTCAATTCCAGCGTGCATCCTTGACATCCGATCGGAATAGGTATAAGGTCACCTTCTCCCGATGCTGAACGTGGAATATATGAACGCAGGTATCCAACGCGATTCATCTGCCATCCACCTCTCCATCCGGTATATCCGCCACTGTCATAGTATCTTAGAGAAGTCATTTTAGGAGTACCCGGTTCTATATCTCCATCCACCCATTTTCCATTAATCTCTTTATAGTACCGGAAAAAACCTTCTTCTTCAGACTCCTTATCATAGACTCTGTTCTCATAGTGCATTTTTATATTACCATCCGTATCAATAACTCGCAATATGTATGATATATTATACTCTTTGATATCCTGCATTTCCTCATAAGCACTCTTCCCATTCAATGCTGACGCTTCTTCAAATGGGTTATATCTACCGTCAATCATAGCTTCGACTTTCAATCGTAGCATTATATCTGTCAAACAGGATTTTCCATCTAAAACGACACCCGGAGAAGCAAAATTAAATACAACATGAGTTTCAGGCAATGACATAGTACGTCGCACTTTAAAAAGCCAGGGTGCCCCATAATCGCTTCCCGAAGTATCTATAGGTGTCTCTGTTACAATAGTCAGTGGCGTTTTATAAACATTTCGGACACGTGAGGCTATTCCGAAAGCCTCACCTCCTGAAAAGACAGGAATTATTCTGAAGAGCAGGGCTTTGTCTGTTCTGATCTCCAGTTCTTCACTTACCCCAGCCGTTTTTTTGAGGTCGATCATGAAACCGATATTATTATCAATAAATGGACTTCTACTCAAATCTTTTGCCACATAATACCGTTCTGCGCCCTCATCGAGCATCTTTTCAGTCAATGTAGTAGAATAAAGGCTCTTTTGCGGATAAGGGCTGAAAGTCAGAGTCACATTCTTATATATTTTGTCGACTCCCAATACTGCATCATCACTTTCCCAACGAATTTGTTCGGGTTTTAAATCTGTTTGGACAGCATTCAAATCGTAAATAAACAGTTTCCCTTCACGTTGGATCAGGCGCAAAGCAAATGGACGGAGTATTTCATCAAGTACTTCCCGCATAGTTAACGGCACTCCCTCTTCATCATAGAAATTTTCACAGCTGATACCTACACCATCCAGCATCTCACCGGAAACCGAACGACAGGTAGTTGATATATATCTTTCAAACCGCTGGTAATTAATTTTAGTTTCAGTTATAAGATTGTCAAGCAAACCGCTTATTGATCGTGTTCCTCTCAAAGAGAAGTTCATCCGGTCAAGCAAAGCAAAGTCACTGAAAGTTAACTTCACTTCATATTCATTTTCATAAGAGAATGGTTCTTCGTAGATTTCCGTATCCAATGTGCCGCTCCAATATAAAATATCATTCCGATACGCGTCCATACGAATACTCCCGGCTTCAACCGTATATAGGTCTTTATACTGCCGGTCTACCTTGCTGACTATTTCCAAGGTAGCGGCACTTCCCTGCACAGGTTCAAGTTTATCCGTTTCCGCCCATTCAAAGACCAACGGACTTTCCGATGGAAAGCGGAGTTCCGCAACAGCAGGATAAGGAACGTCTGCATCCTGCCATATTTCCACTCGCCACAGCACACCTGCCACGCTAAAGAATTCTCCCTGATATCTTAATTGCTTTTCCATTGCCTTATCTTGTACGTTGATTATAACGGTCTACCTTATTTAAAACACCGCGAAGTATTCTACCGTCTATTTCGAATTTTACAATTCCACCCATACCGCCGGACGGCTGGATCAGTTGACGAAGTTTGTTAAGTGGAGCAATTACTTCCGGATTATTTTGTGCACCGGAATACTCTCCGAAAAGCCCCATTGTAGGACCATAAGCCAGTCCACCATTTGCGAACTTCGGAAGACTTGCCAGAGCTGCCAAGACGCTAGCTACAGCGGCAATAGCCAAAATAGGACCAACAACGGGAATACTTGCTGTTGAAGCTGCGGCGCCGGAACCTGCAACTGCCGTATTAGCTGCAACTTGTGTGGTCTGTAATCCCAATAAAGTCGTAATTTGCGGAATAGCCGCAGCAACAGCTTGCACTACATTTGCGCCCCAGTTCAACCATTCACCTGCGGCACCGCCTACCGCCTGTCCAAGACTGCCCATCACACTCCCGATACCACTCATGCCTTCTACTAAATCCTGATTTTTCTGATAAGCTTTGTCTACAGCATCATTCCATTGTTCAAAACCTGATTTTTTAGGTTCCAGCTTAGGCATATCAAATTCAGGAAGTTTCATCTTCTTGATATAGCCATGCGTTAATGTCTCCGGTTTTTGCTTGGGATGTTTACGATTCTCTTCATTCTGAAAATCTTCTGCCATTTGCCCAAGAGCACGTCCGGCATCGGAAGCAGGAACTACACCTACATTGATCTCACCATGAGCGTTCTTAAAAGCTTCCTTTTCAATCCAGATTTTTACGCCTTCGATTTGGCTCTTTAACTTGTCAATCTTAACCTGCAATTCTATAGAGGCTTGTCCGACAGGTTTTGTGGATAATTCTTTTTCATATTTAGACAGTTCAGTTTTCATTGCATCGATACTGCCGCTCGCGAAAGTCGGACCGCCGCCGATACCCATCGCTTTTTCTTTAACCTTCTTAAGAGTCTCCAGCTGATTGATCTGAACCTGTATGCTACGCCCCTCCTCGTCTGACGCAGTTTGTTGCGCAGCCTGGAGTTCTTCTATTTTCTTCTTGATATCCGCCAAGGTAAGCTCCTTCTTCTCAAGCGGATCACCTCCCACGTTTCCTCCCGTTCCATTTCCCGCCGGATTAGTTCCGGAAGCGGAAGAAAGAATCTTTTCTGTTTGTCCCAAAAGAGACCTTGCCTGATCTATTTCCCGTTCGTATGCTTCCCGCGCACGTTTTGCACCGGATATTTGTTTCGTTATATAAGTTCCGGCTACATTAGTGGTAAAAGTTTTCCCTTCGGAATTCGTCATACTTTTACCTAATTTCCTTATAATATTCTGTGCCTCTTCAGGAATATCCTCTCCGGAACGAACAGCAGTGCGGATTTGTCCCCATGCCTTCCCGGCCTCACGGGCTGTTATATTTCCTTCACCGGAACCAATACCGGCATAAAGTTTCTCTCTTATATTTTTTAAGGCCTCACTTTCCTTATCCGCATAGGTTTCCGCTGCATTTGCCGTAGCGGTATCCAACGCACGGCTGCGGGCTGTATCAAGAATAGCACGACTAAGCTGCTCGTAAGCAGTACGGGCTGTATTCACGTCCTTTATTTCAATACCCAGTTTCGCCAGATATTCGCCATATTGCTCTACAATCTTGTCTTTTGCCTTATTCCACTGCTCCGAGCCTTCCTTAGCCCGGTTCAGCGGTTCAAACAAATTGTCCAGTCTGGAACGTTCTACAGTGACTTCCTTGTTCATATCCGCCATTGCGTCGCCCAAACGCTTTTGTGCCTTCTCCGCTTCACTGCTGCGTGTAGCCATTTTGTAGATGGCGACTCCCAGAGCCACGGCAGCCACAGCGGCAAGCACATACGGACTGGCTGCAATTGCTATATTCATCAGCTTAGTGGCACCGGTAGTAGAAACGATTGCCGCCCGTGCAGTAAGCACTTGCATTTGATATATATAGAGGGCACGCTTACCCAGATTCACTACCCCGTTAAAGCTCATTTGGGCTATAACCGCCGTTTTGGCGGCAACATTGTATTTGCCAAGCACAGATACCACACCATTGCCCAACTGATAGAACGAAGCCAGAACAACTGCGTTTTCACCTATTACAGAAGCATAAGCAGACGTCGGACCCAATAAGTTGGCAAAACTTATTTTTATATCATCTACTTTTGCACGCAGTATTTCCATTTTGTGTGCCGTCGTTTCTGTACGTACAGCCGCTTGTTCCTGAGCCACACTGGTGCCCGTCACCTTTCGTGTCATCTCCTCAATAGCCGTTGAGTTTTGTATTAAATACTGTGCAGCGGCTATGTTTTCCATCCCGAACAGTTTACTTAAGTATGCAGCGTCTGTTAACCGGGGTTTCAGCGCGTCCAGCGCTGTGGATAAAGAAGTACGGCTCAGGTCAACCCCCAATTCAGTATTTAGTTTCAGGATGATATTGCGGAGAGCGGTTCCGGCTTCACTTCCTTTTAAGTTGGCTTTGGACAGCACTTCAAGCGCCCCTGCACTCTGCTCTACAGTCAAGCCCATGGCAGAAGCCGCGGAACCTACAACCTTAAAACTTTGAGAGAGTTCTTCTATTTCGGCCGCTCCGTATTTGCTTCCTGCCGCCAACACATTGATAACCCGTTCCGCCTCATTTGCCGTCAGTCCAAATTGGTTGATAGTTCCGGCAAGGGATGTTGCGGCAGCGTCGATGCTCATGCCGGAAGCTTGTGCCAGCGTCACGCTCTTTTCCTGCAAGTTATTCAAACCGGACATTCCGATAGTGGCGACATCTATCTGGCTGGCAAGAATTGCATACGCGCGTGCTGCCGTGCCGGCCCCCAAGCCGGAGTCCTGGCCTACCTTACGTGCATTCTCACCAAGAGCTTTCAGATCGTCACCCGCAATACCGGTAATAGAACTAAGGTCCGCCATGGATTGTCCAAAGTTCATTCCTCCCTGAGACAAATCACCCAGCACACCGCCCAACCGTTCAGCGACTCCCAGAAATGCATTCAAGTCGGGCATCTTCAATCTGCCGCAAATATTTCCAAAGCGGTTGGTACTGGAAGATGCCTGAACCGCCGCCTGGTCTATGGCGTCAAATTGCTTCCTGACGTTATCCAATGCTCCCGAAATATTATTTTTCAGGTTAAGTATGATGTCAAATGAAACTTTTTCCATAATTCTGGAAAACTTTCGTTTGTGCCTTATACAAAGGACTTTGGAAGAATTACCCGATTTTGAGGTAATGACTTG